ATATTTGAGTCAGACGTTTGTTAACCAAATCTGCATCTGTCATCTTCTCAATGGTAAACCACGAATCCTTAATCCAAATCTTGTCATTCAATTTGGTCTCATATACATCAATTGGTCTAAAGAAGAAATTACCAGTCAATCTCTTATTCGTTGGGTCATAGAGATTATCTATGTAGGTTGACCAAAACACATTATAGATAGTGAATTCTGTGAACTGTTGAATCTGAGTATTTGTATTACCAAAGAAGTCAAATGAGGATTTGAAGTTCAAGTCAGAAATTACTTCTGAGATTTGAGATTCCAAGGTTGATAGGTGGGATACACACGGATAGGTTGTCCATTCAATTGGGGTTGCTCCTGATGTCAAATACCAAGACCCCTGTTGTGTCTTCAATGCGTCTTTCCACGCTAATCTATTCCCCACCCAAAAGAACAGGTGTGGTCTTGTTGCGTATGGTGATTGTTGATTATTGTTTAAGTAGTAGAATTGTGGTATGATGAAGTTCGGTGCATTTGTTACCCCTGATGTCGGACAAGAACCAAATGGAACCTCATAGATTTTCTCACCAACAAACAGATTTGAAACAGATGTGAATTTCTGTCTACCATAGACATAATCATATTGGTCGTGCCACAATTTTGGTAGGTATTCGTTAATGGTATTTTGATAGGTCCACGTATCATCTTTCGCTAAATCAAACGACAATGGTTCCACCTTAACATTGGAATCTATATCGAGGATTTTGGTCCAATCTTTAACACCTCTTTCTGTGTCATTGTATATCCAATTGTATGGTTCGATTTTAACAGTTCTGGCTTGTTCATCTTGTTCAACATTCAGGTTAAACATCGTAATGAGTGATTTCAAGAACTCAATACACTCCAAGTTTGGAATCCCCAATCTCATATCTACCAATTCTGAGTTTACAGTTGGGGACTGATATAATTCATACATTGGGAATGGGTCTATAATTGTTCCATCGTTAAATGCTTCAATACGGTAGATACCCGAACCAGGTCCAAATGATAAACACAATGGGACATATTTGGTTTTGTCAAAAATTACAACCTCAACATATTCACCAGCGAGTAAGGTATCTGAGAAAAATAAGTTCACAGGTAATGGACCGTTTCCACCTAACCACGCTTGTTTGATTTCAATTTCAGGTGATTCGTAGAACATCGTTCCACCCAATATGTTGTTTGGGTTGGTTGATTTGAATGCTCTTACTACAATCTTTGCATTAAAGATATTAAATGGGTATGCAAAACAGAAATCCTGTGTCACTACATTGAATCTGATGTTGAATCCATATTGACCTGCGTATGGTGCTTTGAAGAAACTACCACCTCCGTTTGTGAAGTTGTTCAATGGGTCGTATGATGGACCAATCAAATCAAGGAATGGTAATTTATGTGTGGTGTCTTTATCATATTCAAATTGTTGCGGTAACATAAATGTTTTGAATATGTTTTGGTTCGTTACCCCTGATGCGTAATCAATTCCAATTTTTCCATTTTGGAATGTGTCCACATAAATGGCTGTAAAATACTCTGAATCCAAAAATTCTGATACAACGGTATAATCCGTCTGAGCAAACATTCTATCAATAATCGACCTCAACTGAATTGCTGGTTTGAACATCGATGGTGGAACTGACCTTGATGATTGGTCAAATGAAAATGGTCCATCAAAATCATAAGTGAATGTAGGAGTCGCTCCTGTTCCTGTCGCTCCCTGATAATCCAATCCGTAGTTGATTAGAGGATATAGAATCTGACCTCCAAATAACCCACTCACACCGTCATTAACACACTCCCACGATTTGGTGATAGCAGAGTATACCAAGTCGTGATTTAAGTCAGAATAATCCAAATCCTGAAGTTGTAGGTTTCTCAGTGGAGCAAGGAAATCAGTGACCTCACCCAATAGGAAAATCTCGTATAATCTTTCCTCACCATTTGTGGTAACAGAATTTAACCTCATCACACCTTGGAAGATGTCAGTCCCCCTGTATTGAACGATACAAGGGATTTTCTGTAATGGGTTAAATTCAATTCCATTCACCTCATAGTAGTGTTCAAATAGAATTGCGTTGTTTGAGGTGTCAGGTAGTGAAATGGTTTTTGAATATGGAACTCTACGACTTGTCAAATCTGCGATGTCGTTCTGTTGAATGGTTAATGTAATGGGGATATCCTCAAATACATCGATTCGTTGCCAGGTATTACCAGTTAGTTGAGCCAGTAGTATAGTATCCATTAAAAATTATTTACCTAAAAGTTTTATATTGTTTGAGTAAACATATTGGAGTTCCAAATTGTATACAGTCCTATTACCCTGAATTTTCTTTTCAAATTCTGTGTTTAGAACATTGATAGGTGCAAGTCCCCCTTGGGTTGTAATCTCATACACCAAGTTGGATGTCCACAGTTCTTCTAACCATTGGAATGTAGGTTGATTCACGAATCCTGAATTGACAATAACGGTCTCAACCATCACCACTTCAGAATCGTTCAATCCTCTTGAATATTGTGTCTTCACAGGATTGTCTGAACCCCAATCTATGTTCAAAGATTTATACTGTTGTCTTGAAATGGATAGACCTTGGAATCTGTTGAATAACAGGGTCACATAGTCAAAATGTCCATAACGGTTCAAGAACATCAACTGTATATGTTGGTTTGCAGACCTTGTCGGTCCACAAGTCAAATTGAATGTGAATAATTCAGATACTGGTTGGTATTCAACACAGTTTCCTTCTGTGTATCCTGTTGGGACTGGTTGAGGTATTAAAGCCATATTACTTATTCTTTTCTATTACACTCCAAACTCCACCGATTAAAGCAATCAGGGAGCCACTTATTTCTTGGTAAAGGGTTTCATCCAAAACACCTTTTGCGATTAGAATACCCCCAACGAATGTCAGGGTATGTCTGATGATACTAAAAATAACTTCTTTCTTCATAATTTTAATTTTATTAACAAGGTCCACCTTCAACACAAACGAGTGTTACACCTGAACCTGTTGAGTTATAGATTGAACCGAATCTTACGAAATCCCCTGTCCAAGGGTTTATCAACGATGATGTATCGTAAAGTTCTGTTGATGGGTCGGTTATGTCCGTTACTGAACAATCTGTGTAAACCGTAGTTGCAGTTCCATCATCACAGTCACAAATACCACCCACACAGGTTGCGAAACATTCGATAATAAACCATTCTAAATAACAACCAGGAGTTGGTGTAGGTGTCGGAGTTCTTGTCGCTGTTGGACTTAAACCAGGAGTTTGTGTCGGTGATGCGGTTATACTTGGAGTTGGGGTTTGTGTTGGTAATACACAAGGACCCAAATCTGAAATCTCACAGTATTGTGATGCTACAGAATCCTGACAAGCACAGAATGTAGTTGCTGCAAATCCTGGTAAAGCCTGTGTTTGAACCACTCCATAACAATCTCTGTATTTAACAAAATCATTGTATGGGGTTACATTCTCAACATAGTATTCTCTACAAGTGCAGACAGGTGTTGATGTTGGTGTGGTTGATGGTGTAGGTGTAGGTCCACAAGGTCCAAGTGTTGATATGGTCGCAGCAACCTCAACAACAGGATAGATACACGAACATAAGGTGTAACCCAAGTTCGGTTGTAATAACACGTTTTTATAGATACCAGTGTCACAAGTCAAAATCTGAGCGTAGTATGTTCCACCTGTGAAGTAGATTGCGTAACTGGTACAACCTGAACAATACGCTGTTGGAGTTGGTGATGGTGTCGGTGATATGGTTGGGGTTTCTGATGGTGTAGGAGTTGGAGTCGGAGTTGGTTGAATTGGTGATGTAGAACCCGTAAAATGACCGAATAATTGAACGGTATATTGTTCTGTTCCCGCAGGTATATTTGGTAGGTTTGCAGGTCCTGCTGCAACATACAATGTGTTGTAATCTGTCGTTCCTGTGACAGGGTCAATCAGATATAATTGTTGATACACATTGTTACAGTTCACTCTTGGACCCCCACCGTTTGATACGATATTGTCATAGGTTTCTGTTAATAACAGAGTTCCTTGGTCATCGTAGAATTTGTATTCCACATAGTATCCCTCAGATAGACCAGTTGTTGCTCCTGACCACAAATAGTAGTTTGAGAAACCAAGTGTGAAATAATCTGTATCCAACACATCCAATGTTCTTGGTGCGTTGGTCAGGAATAATCCTGTGGTTGTTGGATTCACTCCCTGTGGAGTTCCTGATAACACAAATGGACCGAAGTCAAAGTTCTGTTGTGTGGCTCTTCCGTTTGTCCCCATCGTTGACCTGAATGTTTTGTAGACCAATGATTGAACTGATGGATTCCCGATTGAGTTTCCGTATCCTGTGAAACCTGTAAGTGACCCAAGTTCAGAATCAGCATACTCATATCCAACCCTAACATAGTAGTTGATTACCTCATCGTTTGCAGGTCTTGAGAACGGGAATGTCTGATGGGTATAAATTGGGGTTGTGTTCCAATATGAGATTGGTAATGAATAGGTGTAAGTTTCAAGGATTTGTTGTAAATCTAAAATACCCAATCCATAAGGGTTAGGTGAACATTTACCTTCAAATACCAATTGGTCCTCAACATACAATTCGTAGTTATATTTGAATTTGAATGTGGTCAGGGGATTGTATGTATCCGATGACAATGTAAAATAAATCCCGTCTGATAATACAGGTTGGAATTCTGCTGGGGTTGAGTTATAAAATACGCTCATTACTTTTTCTGTGCGGTTATGACTAATTTATTCTGTATTATTGTTTCCAAATAGGTTCTTCCGTAGATACCGAATAATCTCTCTACATCAGTTAAACTTTGTTCAACGGCTTTCTCAACAAAGAATGTCCCCTTGAAACCCAATTCACCAATACTCTTTTGAATCAAAAAGTTCCTGTCATCGTTTGACATAAATCTACCTTTTTTGTCTCTGAATTGTGGTATTGGTTTTTGTCTTGTCCAACTGGCTATTGCTGCCAGTGGTGGATATTTTAATGTTGGTTGTTGTTTCTTACCTCTACGACCTGAGTTGACCCAATACCATTCAGGAGCACCAGGAAACTCCAAAACCATTCTGACATTTCCATCAGTGGTTTTCCAAGATACCTGAACTGAATTTATCAATCTACCTGATGAAACGGTATCACTGAGCGCTCTTGATGATTTTGGAATACCATCATACCCTCTCGATTGACGAGGTTTCAGGAGTTGTTCCTTGATATTGGTTTCAACAATCTCCCCCAACATTCTTAAAATATCCTCATCCATTCTGTATCAAATTAAGGTGTAGTTGATGATGGTGTTGGAGTCATTGTCGGAGTCGGACTTGGTGTCATACTCACGGTTGGTGTAGGAGTTGGATAGTAATCACACGCATCCAATGTATCGTAAACAATCAATGGAACTTCCATCGCTACCCCTGCTACGTGGTCACCAAATCTCTCAAAGAACGGTAATGCATTTACAGGGAAGTTTATATCTATGTTGTTGTATAAAGTCGGTAGGGTATTCTGACCATACTTCAGGTATGCCAAGAATCTCTTCGCTTCCCAACTCATATCACTCACACAGTCCTTTTCGTTTGAGAGGTCCCAATTCAGGATGTCTGCGAATATCATCGTCAGATAATAAATCGTCATATTCTCCTGATACTCGATGGTCTGTGGAACCACAAATAGGAATGGATAGTTCACAGATGAACCTGATATGTTCTTTCCAAAATCAACCAAGTTTCCATATCCAAATGTGTTTAACATTGGGGACTGTTCCTGAAAGTATTGGAGGTAGTCCAACACCTTATGGAAGGTTGTATATTCGTTCATTATATTTGTCATCTATTTTGGTTTGTTTTTGGCTTCCAACTTTTTCATTTCATTCTGTTGTTTTATCGCTCTGTCTTTCAACAGAGACGCTGTGTGTAAACATAAATACATATTCTGTTCGTTCAGTCGGTCAAACTTTGTGAGGTCTTCGTTTGCAAGTTGATAAGTGAGTTCAAAGTAGAATCGTATCGCACTTTCGGATGGAGCCATTTGGGGAGTATCTTCATCATCGGACTCATCATCTTTTCTATCTTCCTCCTCACTCTCAAAGAAGTTTCGATATTGCTGGTGAACTCGTTTAATGCTCGCAAAAAAAAAGTTGATACTCCAAACCATATCTCAATTCCGAGTTCCTGTTGGAATAGTTCCGCTCTGTCATCCACCTCTGATGACTTGAACTTTTTGAGTTTGTATTTTGTTCCATCCTCAATCTCGACAGGACGGTATAGGATTGCCAGAATCTTGTGAATGTGGTCAGTGATTTTATCAGGTTGTGAATACACTTCCAAATCTGTCCATTGACCCCAAGTCATTTTCTGCCAGTCATTCTCCAATCCATAGGTCACACCGTTCAATTCAAATGTGATTGTAATATCCTCTGTCTTGGGTTTTAATAAGTGTTGTGATAGGATTCCCTCAACGAACCTTACTTGGTCAACTGGTAGGTCTCTAAGTTCGTTTGGCTCAACATCCAAATACAGAGACAGAATCTCTGTTGGTGTCTTAAATGATGTAGGACTGTTCTGTATCCTCTGATACTTCCCTACGGTTAGTTTGGGGTTAATTTTAACCACCTTGTCGTCTAATAAAACTTCTATCATACAAATGTGAATTTTGATTGTTTGGTGTCGAGGAATTCTGTAACAACATAACGAAGAGCATCAAGTGCGTGGTCATCCCCCTCCGTTTGATTTGTCACTCTTCCCTGACGGTCTTTTTTATATCTATAATTAGTAAATTCGTTGATGAGGTTGTGTGAGTCCTTATGAACGTTGATTTTGAATTGTCTTAGTTTTTGGATTCCAAATAGAACAGAACCAGCACCCTTCTTAACACCACGAACATTCAGACCGCTCCTGTTTAATTCTGTGATTGATTTGGGTTCTGATGAGTCGGCTACGATGTTCTCCATTCTGGTTAATCCTCTGTCCTTTAGAATGAATGATAAATCCTCATTGGTTAGACCTGCTTCATAGAGGATTTCTTCAACCCATATTTCCTTGTCTCTTGTTTGGACCTTTACAACAGCACACACATCCTGTGCAAATCCCCAGTCCAATCCAAAGTAAGTTGATTTGATTCCCTGTGGTTGTTCCTCATATACATTTGGTTTTTGATACACAACTTCTCTTGGAGGGACTATCTGACCCTCAGAGTATACTAACCATAGGTCGTGGTCAGTTTCTTTAAGAGCGTTGATAGAATCGATTATACGTTGGTCCAAGAAGACATTGTCCCTCCACGTTGAGATGAGAACACATCCGTTGTCTTTTGTCTCATATTCTAATCCCCACCAATCTGTAGGAATCTCAGGGTTGTAACACATCAAAATGTATTCTGCGGTTCTGATGTCCAACTGAACGAATGCTGACATCTGAATGGTGTTGACCTCATCAATTAAACAGATGTCTGATTTCATACCACGGAGTTTCCCACTTGAGTCATCGAGCCCAACAAATCTGACTATCGAACCATTCGTGAAGCGATAAACCATTTCAACCTTGTTATACCTTGAATCATCCCATATTTGTAATTCCTCCATCTGTTCCTTAAAATCGATGAAGATGGTATTCTTGATTGATACTTGGGTCTCACGAGCGATTGTAACAGTGGTCTTTGATTTGGTGAGACACTGAATGATGATTGTTTGTAAGGCACATACGGTCTTTCCACTTCTTGAACTTCCTCGAAGTGATATGTATCGTTTTCCCTCTTTAATTTTGGAATCAACCTCCTCAAATAATACATTCGCTTTTAACCTCATTTACCTGTTGGACATTCACACACTTTTTGGTTTAGGAGTTTTTCTAAAAATTCAGAATACGTTAACCCCTCCATTCTACTTCTGATTTTGAATTGTTCAGAAATGGGGGTTTTGAATAGGATTGCTTTGTAATCATATTCGTATGTGTTTCTACATCTCTTACACTTGACCTTCATCCTCTATAGATTTACGGATTATCTCCACTTGAATGGATGTATCCTGATTTAGTTTATCTCCCTTCGAAGTAATGTCAACCTGCTTTTCGTCTTGCCAGTTGTCCTTAAATTTATTTTTGACTATGATGGTCCACAACCTCTGATTGAACTTGTTAGATTCACCATTTGCTATCGCATCATACGCTTTGTTATACCACCATTGTTCACAGAGTTTCTGATACTCATTGAACGCCTCTAAATATTTTTTATTTCTTTTCATAAGAGTCCTGTGACTCTCCCAAGAAATACCCAATGTGATGAGGAAATCTGTAATGTGTTTTCCGTTTCTACCAGCCTCTACGATGATGTTATACCATTCAGGATTCATCGTATATTCTAATTTTGGTCTACCAACACTACGTTTGTGTTCTTCGTTACTTTCCATAATTTTGTTCATAAACAGTTTTTATGACCTTTGCTGCGTGTTCTGGTGTTACTTCACCCTTCGCATTTGGATACACACTGAAGAATGCTGACAATACCAATTTACTGTCCAATTCATCCAACTGTGAGAAATCCTTGTCCTTGATATCTAAATATGCATCGAACGCAATCTGAAGATGGTCCTTCGAATTTAGATTATTTAACTTCTGTTCTTTACCTGATTTACAATTGCAACCCATAATAATTTCTTTCTTATAAATATAACAAATAATGAGGAATAAAAAAGAAAAACCCCTGACTATTATGGCGTAACGGTGTCAGGGGTTTTCAAGCAAAATTAGAGATACAAAAAAACAAATCATTACTGATTTGACCTTCTAATTAAAATATACAAAAAAACCCCCACTGAATCAAGTGAGGGTTCTCGTAAAAAAAAAAATAATCCGTATCAGAAGTTAGCACGTATCCGATACCAATAAATATATCCAAAAAAAAAGAGGAGGTCAACCAACAACCCTCCTCTTGTGTCGTATGAATATAAAAAACCCGTGTTGGTTGAAGGTCTTTGTTAGATGGACATAAATTGAACGAGAGCGTAGATTAGAAATCCTACTGATACTAACCACATAATCGCTCCTACATTTTCTCCATCCTTTTGGATTTTGTCATTTTGGGCTCGGGTCAAACCATTCTCCATCAACTCATTTGGGTCCTCTGCTTGCTTCTCAGCCATTGTTTTGAGGTTTTGATACTTGGTTCCGTTTGCTGTTTTGATGTCTTTTGTGTTCATAACTATTTGGGGTTTTTAATTGTTTCTACGAAGGTAAGAAGTATTTTTGAAATGGACAAATTTTTATGAGCCAATTATCCATTGTTCAGTTTCATTAGATTCATTCACGATTACACCTTCAACCACATAATCCGTGTAGTTATGAGATGGACTTGAAACCTTGTTTCTACGCAATACGGTGTGTAGATAATCAGTTCTCTCATCATCATTAGTGAAAGTTTTTCTTGTTCTAAAAACAAACTCGGTTGGGTAGTCAATGTAAATCCAGGTCATATCTCTGTGGGTTTTTAATTGGTT